GGGGCTATCCTTTTTAACTCTCATTAACATATCAATCATCGTCTGGGCTTTTTCCAGATCCTGTGTACCGTTTTTCAACTTGTGTCGCCACAGATATTTAAAAATGTTTCCAATGCACCAAGAAACGTAACCATCATCCCCTAAAGCTTCCCTGATGGCCTGATGGCATTCTATTTTTCCTTGCGTGTAATGGGCAGGGCTTTTGACAGGATCATGTTTCAATTTGATTACTCCATTTTAAAAAAGTTTCTAGCGTTTCCATTGGCATGACCGCCAAAGGTTTTTGGTTGTCAGATCGAATAAAAACAACATCTGATTCATCATCTTGGGCAATCGCATCGTACAGATCCTTCCAAGCACGTTTCCTGCGTTTACATTCACCAATAAGACCTAGAGCCTTACCAAAACGAATATCACCGCTGTAATCCCCTTTTAACGCTCCTGACAAGGGAATACGCTGGGCATTACATCCCATTGACTTCAGAAGGTTAACAATCTCTCTTTCAAAAGATGATCCTTTGATTTTAGAGGATCTACCACCCAACTTTTCGTATCCTATCCAGCAGGCTTTTTTGTTTTAAATCTTCTTCATCCAAAAAAAAGTCATTGGGCGTTACCTGACCATTAGTTTCCTTATAGATTTTTTTCAAAGTGTCTTTATCTGGCAATCGTGTACCTTTGATGTAGCGAAAAACCGATGTAGGCGTGACCGCTACCTTTTTGGCAAACTCTGAATAGGATGTACCATTTTTCTCTAAAAATTTCTTAATCTGCAATATTTTGCTCCATGTTGTTCCATACCAGTAATACCAGTTTGGTCAAATAATGCAAATGTTTTATAAAAGCCAATAAAATAAGGCACTTGACATATATTACCAATCTGGTAATATAAATATAAGAGATCGAATCAATCAACCAACGAAAGAAAAAAATGACAAAAATTACACACATATCAGCAGACGAAGGTAAGTTAGAACTATGGCATTTAAAAAATAGCAGATGTTTTGGTAAAATAGCAATCGCATCTTCTGATCCAGTAGAAATAGCAAGAACTTTAATAAAGCATGGTTTTGAAAATACTTTTTCAAAAGCATCAAGTTTTGATTTTGGTGAAGAGTCTGGTTTTAAAACAGATGATGCTCCAAGTCTATTATTAAACAAAGCTTTTGAAATTTATTACTGTCTAAAACTTGGGTTACGTTGGGATAAGGGAGAATAATGATGGAAAGTTACAATATAACCAGCATGGTTTTTTTAGTTGCATATCATTACCAATATGGTACATTAAGGAATAATTAATTACCGAATCAATCAACTACTGGAGAATCACATGACTAAAAAATATGAAGAAATCACCAACAGAATTATCAAAGCCATCGAAAGTGGCAATGTTTTACCTTGGGAACAATCATGGGTAAATGCAGAAGGTCAGGATGGTATACCATTAAGAGTTACTGGTGAAGAATATCAGGGCATCAATGTTTTACTTCTTACTATTGAGCGTGTGGTTCATGGCTATAAGTCAAACACTTGGATGACTTTTAATCAGGCCAACAAGCTTGGTGCAAAAATTATTAAAGGATCTAAGTCAACTTCAATTTGTAAGTTTACACAATTTAAAATTGAAGAAGATGACAATGGTAAAAAAGTTGAAAAATTTATACCAGTTCTAAAAACTTTTAATGTTTTTAATTGTGATCAAATCGAAGGTCTTCCTGCAAAGTTTGATGTTCCAGAAGTTGAGGAAGTTACTACTGTTGATGATAGAATTGAATCAGTTCAGGAATATGTTGGTAAAACACAAGCAGTTGTAAAAACTGGTGGCAACCAGCCATGTTATGTTCCTTTAATAGATCATATTTTAATGCCTGAACATTCACAGTTCAAAACTAAAGAAGATTATGCAGGAGTTCTTTTGCATGAATTAGTTCATTGGACAAAACCAAAGCATAGATTAGATCGTGAGTTTGAAGGATCTAAAAGATTCGGCGGTAAGGGATATGCAGTAGAAGAATTAGTAGCTGAACTAGGATCTGCTTTTTTAATGGCAAAGTTAGGCGTTGCCAAGCAACCAAGACCAGATCATTCAAGCTACATACAAAGTTGGTTGAAAGCTTTGAAGAACGATAAAAAGTTTATTTTCACAGCTTCATCAAAAGCGTCAGATGCTGTGAAGTATCTGGACAAACTTCAATTGGTTGAGTTGAAGAAGGTAGCATAGAAAGGAGAAAAAAAGGGGGGCTTTTTTTTGCCCCCTATGTTACCAAAACAGTAAATCTATTGTTTAAATGGAATAAAACATATAATAATAATTAAATAAATTACTAGATCGGAACAAAATAAAATGAAACTACTAGAACTAATAATCGAAATCAGTTTTCCAGCTTTCGTAATATTTGCGGTTCTTGTTTTAAATGGGGCATGGCAATGAAACTTAACGAAAATGGATTTTTACAAGAAATTATTGTTGTTACTACAAAGCTACCAAGGTCAGGTGGTTTTGGATCTGTAGCATCAGGATCAAATCATGGCTGTAAGGTTTTCATTCCTAGCCATGTTGTTAAAACACTAGAAGTTGCAGAAACATATTTGTGCAAGCTGGTATGGAATACACCTGACCAGCAGGCTGGCTGTCCTTTTCAAGTCATTCACGCAAAAAAAATAGATGAAAAATTAATTGAACTAAGTGACGTTCAAATCGCCAGCTATGACAAACTAACTTCTGAACTAATTGACCGAGTAAAAAAAGGAACTACGACAGTTTGGGATGGGGAAATACTTGAGATTCTATTTAGGGAGAATGGATAATGGTAACACATTGTACAAGCAATAGTTTAACTATTCGCAGAATAGCTGAACTTTGCAAAGACCTTCCTGACGAAGATTTAGAATATTTAATAAAATTAATATCAACATTAAAGGAAGGCAGAGAATGAAAATACAAACTTTTGAGGAACGAAACATGGCAAGAGATCGTGGTATCTCTATGCTGGTTGCTGGTAAATCTGGCGTAGGAAAAACCAGCTTAGTGAATGATTTGAAAGATCCAGTTTTACTTATAGATATGGAAGCTGGTGATCTTAGTGTGACCAACAAACAATGCGATACAATTAAAGTACGAACTGTAGAAGAATTGTTTGACTTGGCGGTTATTATTGGTGGGGCTAATCCTGCCATTATTGATCCTAAAGAATGGTTTAGTCAGGCACATTATGACAAGGTAGAAAAAGCTGTTGGGGGCAGGGAAAAGTTTCTTGGTAAGTACAAGACTATTATGTTTGATTCCCTTACTGAGATGGGCAGAATCTTCCTTAAATGGGCTGAAAAGCAACCTGAAAATAATGTAAATGGCAAACTTAATTTACGTGGTTGTTATGGTGATCTTGCTAGGCATGGTTTGAGATTATTACATCACATTAAACATACCAGCGATATTAACATTGTTTTTGTCAGCATCTTGGAAGAAGTGTTAGATGATTTTAATCGTAAATCATATTCACTTCAGATCGAAGGTGCAAAAATTGCCAAAGAATTAGCAGGCATTTTAGATGAAGTTTTTACAATGGATTTTAAAAAGTCTGAAAAATCTGGTGAAATGATGCGAGTTTTTTACACGTCCGCAGACAATGAATTTGGCTTCCC